ACTTTTGTATCCTGGATACAAGTCATTGGCATCATATAATATATTGCGTTTTACAGAGAAGTTGTCTATTTTCTTCTCTTCAAACCCGGCAACAACTTGTGACCATGAATATTGGTGCGACAAAATGGTGTCACGGATGGTTCCATGATTGTAACTGAGCTTGCCATCGCTATCTTTGTAATAAACTGGTCTCGTAAGACGTCCCGAATCCGTGTAAATATACACAATATTGGTTTCATAACTGAATGAAATACTTGTATAAATGGGTATGATACCATTGCGTCTAAAAAGCTTCAGCGTATTCACATTTTCAATCGGGTTCTCAATGATACCAATCCAGTTGCCATTAATAAACATTTTAGACGCTGACGCCAGCAGTTTTGGACTACACTCTTGAATTAATTTTAACGGTGTGTTGGCTCTTAACCACTTAATCAGTGGCGCAGACGAGAAACCATTTGTAATCACTGTGCTAATTGACATATGCTTATGTAGCCCGACATTGCCGCCATCGGGTGTATCGACCGGGTCAATAATACCCCATTGCGACCCGTGTAAATAATGCGGCCCTGCTACTTTTGATGTAGGGTCTAGAGGCAGACTGATTTTGCGCAAATGGCTCATAAATGTGAACCAGGATAAGCGATTGACATCCTGAACAAGACCGACACGCTTAGTATTTGGGTCTGCGCCCCAGTTGCCCTTGAAACCCTTTTTGAACCCGTCCTCAATAATGCGCTCCTTGAAAAAATCCTTGTAGTTGTCCTGTATTAGTGACATAAAGTTGGTTCTGTATTTGCCAGGGTGATAATAGAACTCCTTGTCGATTTTCAAGAAGATACCGCGGTTCTGTATGAGGAAATATTCACGAAACAGGTCGTAAATGAGTGTGCCCGACATTTCAACACGCTTGAACCTGAAATTGTCACGGTCAGTCGGCTTCTCACGTTTCATAAAAACGCGCAATAATTTGTTAACCATAAAGCCTACATAATATGCCTTGTTCAGGAAATTGTCTTCGCCTACATGTGGCAAAAAATAATTCATGAGGATTTCTAAAACAGCCGATAATGTTTGCTTTTTTGTAAATGTCTTGATGAATTCCAACGCAGTTTGCTGTGTGAATATTTTGGTCGCATCGTGAACCGATGGGATAAACAAATCAATCATATTGGAGTTCATTTCTAAATCAAGAAGACAGCACTCGATAATGGCTTTGTCGGATACAATGCCCAGGGCTCGCATCAAAATGAAGAGCGGAATGGGTTTTCTCACATTTGGTACATCAACAACAATTTGGTTATTTGTATAGGTGGCATCAGATGCGACCATCTTTGCACTCGTGTAACGAATGGGTTTCGAACTGTCTTCCGAGACAGAACGCACTTCGCAGGAATAGCTATACATATTATCTGCCTTGTTTTGTCTTACATAGAGCATATTGTCGGCAAACTTCTCCTGACTAACAATACACTTTTCTTTACCATCTATAATGAAATACCCTCCAAAGTCATTGCGGCATTCACCTAAATTGAAACGGGCTTCAGTTGGGATGCCTTTTAAAATACACAAGTTGGAATGAGTCATAATCGGAAAACGACCTAGATATATTTTGTCTAGTGTAATCGTCTGCTCCACTTTTAGGTCGCCTTCATAATAAGCGAATTCAACGTCTACATCGTAATGAATGGTTGTGCCGTATGTCATATTTCTTAGGCGTGCGTCATTGGGATACATATAATGGGGATACGGGGAATTATTGTCTACATCACTGTCATATATAACTGGCTTGCCGAAATATAGTTTGTCGCCGTTTTTGCCACCGAGATATAAGAAGCATTCGTTTCTGCCTTTTTCGACAACCCTGCCTTCTTTATTAATCTCTTTGTTTTGTTCTTCTCTTTCGATAAAGCGAATAGGATTGTTTTCACGGAAAATTTGAAATATGCCTTTCTCGATGAAGTCATTGTATGAGTCTAAATGATGGGCAACTAAATTATAGGGATTGTCTTTAAAATATTTGTCGATTAGGTTCCACGCGATTGTATCCATTATAATAATATAATGTTATATATTTTTATAATGTTTTTTTTATAATATAATAGTCTAATATTTGTTACAAAGTTATTTGATAGTAGATTTATCAATCACAACTGCCTTTGTGACATTTCTTACAATTTTATTAATATTGTCGGCTTGCTCCTCTTCACTTACTCCTGACATTGAATTCATTACTATTTTGTTATATTTATCGAACTTCTTTGTCCTAGGGTCTTTACAATCAGGATTAATTTTTATCCATTCATTGATTTGGCGAATGTTTTTAAATGCCACCTTTTTAATAGCGTTCTTTAATACCAGCTTCTCATCTGTCTCCCTTACCCAGCAATTGTTGTCTTTTATGTATACGGTCTCTCGTTTCAAATCGCTACAATGTATCGGTCGCAAATATGCGTCTAATGCGTTTAACCCTTTTAGAATAATATTCGAGACACCGTCTGCGTAACCATCATGTTCAAACTTCTCTAGGTCTGACAATTGTAACTTAATGGTGTCGATAAATTCACTCATATTCATTGCGTCTTTGCATTTCTCGTTCAAGAAAAACTGTAGATTGAATGAATTGTTACAATTTGTGTTTATACTGTTATCATTTATGCTGTTATTTACAGTATTTGAATTGTTTTTGAATGACATCTCGATTAGCTGCCTTTGTAATTCTTGGTTCTGTTTCAATAATTCAATCAATAAGTTCATATCAAATGCCTCTGTTTTGTTCATCTCGTTTTCAAAATCGTTGATAACGTCGCTTTTATTTTTGTTTTTGTCTTTGGATTGGTCGCACATCTTTTTGTGCTTACATAAACTAGGTTTGTGCTTATATGTTTTTTTACAATTGTGACACGTAAACATTGGAACTTTGGAAGGTTCCTGGTTAGCATTTGTTAGTCTAAAGTGTTTATCGGTTGACAAATGTCTTTCATATTGACTTAAACGTGACGTAGTATAGTGACATTTTTTACATTCGTAAATGTCCGGAACTTTTGGAACGTTTTCATTAGCCATTTTTAGTCTTATAATAGCCAAAGATAAAAATCCCTAAAGGTTCTCATAAGTTTTGTAAATTTTATCGTAACAAATTTTTCTTACAAAAAAAATAATTGTAAGCATCTCGGTAAGAACGTGAAAAAAACAGTGTTTTTTGAAACTTTATTTAGGTTCTCAAAAATGGACATTTATAAATGTCCAAGAAATGTCCAAAATCCATTTCCCTTTTTACTTTTTGAAAAATATTTGTTACTGAGAAATATAGTAAAATACCAATATATTTTTCTTACCATAAAAGGTAACAAAAATATTAAATTATAAAATCCCACTTTTTTACCTAGCGACATGACTTATCCAATCATAATATTGTCTAGCCCCATTGTTTCATTGCCCCGCGTCCAATCCCCCAAAATCTCGATTTGTGTCACATTTTTCAACACATTTTTGAAATGGTCGAATCCCATTTGCGTGTAAGTGCGACCATTGAGCCACACACTATTTACCATCGGAATAACAAATTCTTTAATGGTGCCATTGTATTTTTCGATTAAATGGTTCACTGGAAATATAATGAGTTCATTTGTAACATTGTTAGTCACTCTTAATAAAGCCGAGAGCGGACTATTCATATTTTTAAAATCGCCAACAAAACTGGTCATAGTAAATGAGAATATACTCGAATTTGACAAGGAGAAGTTGGTAGGAAACTGCTTGCCAAAATACCACAAATTGGAGTCATCCTTTCTTTTATAGTCCACATTGATAACCTTATCGTCGCCAACAATATAACGAGACATCAAACTATTCAAGGTATAAGGCCTGAATCCAGCATCGGTTACATTTTTGTTTCCGACTATTTTCCATCCATTGTTATTTGTATGAAACAAATCTTGGAAAACAGTATTCACCGTTTGGATATTAAATAAATAAATAATCAGTAAATAGCAGCAAAACATTGTTAGTATAATTATTATAATAGCAATAGAAGTGTTTAATATCTTTTAATAATGTCTTTTTATGTTTACGGTATTATGTTTACGGTATTATGTTTACATTTGTTTCAATTTTAATGTTTTGCTTTTACCTGTCTTTTCTTGTTTCTTATTACGATTCATAATCGTCTTCGTATTTGACAACTTATTTGTTATCGAAAATACGGTCCACGGTTGCTGCGGTCTGTCATCCAAGTATTCCCTAAGATAAGCCCACTCTCTATGTTCATCGCAGAATTTATTCTTGTCAAAAGGGGTTCCGCATGAGTTGCCCCAGCGCAAACAAAACGACATATTTTTGGCCATGGTTGTGTCGCAAACATTCCCATCCAACGCGCCACGGGGCTGATACGGTTTGGGTCTACTAGGGTCTGACATATATTCACGTGCGTCCAATTCATAATGTGAGCACACTGTTCTAGAGCACGGATTTTCCTTATGTAAATACACATCATAATGGTCTGACAATATTTTCTGAGCAATATCAATATTGATTTTGCCCTTCCAATGGTCCATCAAGTCGTCTAGACGCACGCGCCTGGCACCCTGATGGCGGCGAATGTCGTCAAATCCAGTATTCGCGCACTCCAAATTACGAATGCGAGGGTCGTAAGGCGCGTTAAATCCGATGAAATAACCATTCTTTGTTCTCTCCACATTATGGAAACGCAACCCGAGCTCCAATCGCAAAATTTCATTGGTTTTGGTGTCGCCAAATAGCCACGAATTGGCATAGTCGCCTGAATTGCCATCAAGTAACATCTCTACATAATCATCCAGTGTTCTACCGTATTGCATTGCGTTACGAATACGGCACGAAATAGGAATATTATTTTCATATGCGTTGAATCCGCCAATGGTTGTTTCAGTGCCAATAATTCCAGCCGACGTGACAAAAAAATCGGTTCCGGACCAAATCCAACCAACAAATCCTTGGATAAGCATACGGCATCCCTTTTCCGGCTTCAAATCAAGCACAACACAAGCCAATTGTCCATCAACAAAATTACTAAAGTTATTGTGACATGTAACAATTTTGCCGTCGGCAGTCCAATCACCATTTGCCATAAAAGCACTACACTTGTCGGCAGCACCACCTTCCTTTCCTCCCGAACCTTTTGGCGCATTGGTTCCAAATACGGCAATTCGCTCCTCGTCGGGCATGTTTGCGTACCATCCCTCGGTCAATGTAAACGAGTTGTTCCAAGCAATCACCTCGTCAATAGATATTTTGGTACCACCGGCAGTACATCCCTCAGAGAAACCGACCATTTCCTCGTAAAATTCGGGAAAATGCTCCATAATTTTAGGCTTGAAGTATTTAGCAGCGGCTTCAATAAAGAACGACCATTTGACACCATAATCATTGTAAGTAATAAATTCCTGTATTTTCTGAACCTTTTTCATCTCATGCGCAACTAGTTTTCCATATGCGTAGCCACGTTCCTTGGGTTTGCCCTTAATTGAAACATATAACCAGCCATTCATCTCATAAGAGATACCATTTTTTACTTTTTTCATATTATTCATATTATATATATAATAGTCAAATATTTAATTTATTAAGAATTAGACCTTTATTTAGTTTTGTCTTCTTTGTTCCCGTCTTTGTCCTTGTTTCCGTCTTTGTCTTTGTCCTTATCTCCAACTTCGGTTTGCCCAGGATGTTTGGGAATAGGAATGTTAAACATTTTAGAAATAACATTATTGAAACTAACGAAAAAACCTGCTAAAATAAGGAAAAATCCAATATAGTCACTTCTAAAAATATCATATTTAAGATAAAAATGGTTAATAGTCAGGACCAATGAAAATTGTATAATAATCAATAAAAATATATCCTGTGTCGGTGTAACTAGCTCGTAATCATGTCCTATCTTAATTACAAAAGGCATTATAAGCCAATCTAACCAAGCAAACGGAATCGCCATTTTAAAGGCATTCCATGCGCTTAAATTTGTAAATGGCAGTGTAACATATTGTCCCCATACAGAAAAGCTCTGTGCCAATACAAATAAAAATAGAAATAAGGCATAATAATGTATTTTTGAAAAGTCCATATAATATAATATAATATTACATTACAAAATTAATAAAATTAATAAAATATTTTGTAATATTATATTAAATGAATATTTTTAAAACAGTAATATTATGGTTATTACTAAATGTATTGATTGTCATAGCAATGCAAATCGCGTTATTTGCGCAAACAACAGATGAAAACAAAAAAGAAACTATGTTTGAAACAATGATTTCGTCGCAGTTTTGGGCTACCATGGAATGGATATTTGTTATTCCAGCACAACGTCTAGGAATTCTATTGTTTAATCCCGCACAATTAGCAATGTCTTCTTATGTATTCAATTTCCTCTCGCAAATTGGGTCAAATGCGTTTTGGTTGAAGTTGCCTACATTGATTGATGATTACACTGGAATGGGGCTAATATTATTGGGAATGTATGTGGCAAAATTCAAGGTTTTACATTAAATTAGTAACTAGGCGTCATATCATCGAATACACTTTGTTTAGCCATCGAATTTGACTTTTTTGTATGAACCGGCATGTCGTTATTATTGTTATCCTTTTTATCCTTTTTATCCTTTTTTTCTTCTGTACCCTTGTTATCAAATCCTTCTGTAAATTTAGTAAATTGTAGTCCCATTGTCAGTGTAATTGCTAAAACAATAAATAGTCCAAAAATGCCTTGTAAGTTGTTCATATTTTATATATAGTCTGTATATAAAATATATTGGGTTATTTATTTTCTTGCTTTAAAGTTATTAGCATCCATTCCCTCCTTCTTACTCTTCTTTTGATTAGTCATAACAAGGCCAATCACGATGGCCAAGAGAATAAAAGGGAGTAAAACAAGGAACCAAGCAATCTCGACGTGACCATCACAGCACATCAAGTTGAGTATCCATGTCCAGAATAGAACGTAGACAACCTTAATAATGAAGATAGCCATACAACTGGGGACCTGGCAGGAGAAACTGCCTAAACTGTAGCGGTGTTTGTTTCCTAAATTTTGTACAATCGCCATTGCCAATCCAATAACTGAAATCACAAAATAGACAAGAGATGGGGTACACAACTCACTTAATTTTTTTGGGAAAGCCATTATAATAAATTAAGTATAGAAAAAATAATAAAATATTAAATAATTGCTTTACTGTATTTGTATTACACCTTTTCATATCAAAGGCACCATTACATTCCACTTGAAAAGTGTGAAGGTTTAAATTGGTCCATATACGGTTTTGGGTTTACCGGCGACGAATATCCATTCATGTGATTATACGCGCTTTTAAAACTGAAAGACAAATCTCTACCTAAATTGGTTAACTGTTGAGGGACTAGACTGCCGCCGCGCATCAAAGACTTCCTAGATTTAGATCTATGCCTTCTTTTCTTCGAAGAACCTTTGTTCGAAGAACCACCATTCAGTTTCATCATTGTTTGAGGGTCGCCATTATCATATAAATTATTTTTGTAATAATTGCCTTCTATCTTATCAGTCCACGGACCTCCTACAAATGGACCTGGAACAGGTGGCAAACCGGTTTTAAAAGTCCAGCCGCCGGTTTGTTGTAGTCCACAAGAGTCACAAGATCCACCCTTTTGTATACGGCATTTTTTAGAACACTTATGGTACCCGCCTAAATGCTTTCTAGAGCACCCTTTCTGAAAAATAATTTTCTGCTTTTTATTGCTTTTGCTCTTGTTTTTTCGAGTAGCCATTTATAATATACAAATAAAAAAAAGAAACGCACTCTTTCTTCCTTTTATAATATTGATTATTCTTTTTATAATAAAATCTGTTGTTCTTTTTAAAAATAATAAAGGATTTAATCAATATCCACATGGGTTAGCATATGGCGGCGGCAGCACATCTTCATCAGCTTCAATTCGTCCAATACTTCGCCCTCGGGCGTCTTTTCGCTATATTCGGACGTCAAATAAATTACTTTATCGTCGTGTAAATCCTTCGACATTTTACGCTTTCTAACTTCTTCGCAATAATATCGATATTTGTTTGCTAAAACAATACCGCACGTGAAACACTTTATAGGAATAATCATTTTGTATATATATTTATATTATTCTTATATATATTTAAATATAATTCAATTTTTTTATTATATTTGAATTATAGAATGTTATTTAATAATTTTGTAGACCTTATATTTGTCAATGAAAAATGTTTTGATGTTAGCTCTTGTGATATTATCAATAAATACATCATAGATAACAATGTATCAGATACGAAAATGATAGATGAAGCTACTGAATTATCTACATTTGTCGACAAAATAGAAACTATATTATGTGAGACGATTGGCAAATATTATATAAATTTTACGAATAAATGCGACGGTTTTAATGTAGTAAAAGAAGAAATGTTATTTAATCCATTTTGCATTTATACAAACAATTACATTGACTTATTTGAAGTAAATTATGAGCAATCCATTTATAAATATATGATATGTATTATATTTTTAGATGATAACTCCAAGATAACATTTTTTAATAATCATGTTTTACAGCCGAATAAAGGTGATTTAATGTTATTTCCATGTGAATGGTTTTTTATTTATAAATTGGAACCGGTTAATAAAGATATTAAAAATAATATTATTTTAAATAATATTATAAAAAAGTTTTAATAGTTAACAGTATAAAGGTATAAATGGATTTTATTTATATAAACGAAACCTCTATTCCTTTAGAGTTATGTAAAGAAATTATTGATATATTCGAGAATGAACCGAATAAATATAAGGGGGTTACAAGAAATGGTCAAAATGACAAAATAAAGAAGACACTAGATTATAGCATTAATATTAATACAAATGAAACCTCGGCATGGTTCAATGTTAATAATTTTTTATATGAAGAATTATCAAGGAATTTAAAAATTTTTAATAATAATTTATGTGAAAAATACGGTAAAACATTTTTTAATCAGAATTTTTGTGACACTTGTTTTTTAATGCAAAAATACGATAAAAATGAAGGACGGTTTGTTTACCATGATGATTTTAGTATGGTAAATGATATGAAGATGCATCGAGTTATTACTTATTTATGGTATCTGAATGATGTTGATGAAGGAGGTGAAACCGAGTTTTGCGGAGATTTTAAAATAAAACCTAGCGCGGGTAAACTGATATTTTTTCCGGCTTCTTGGTGTTATCCTCATAAAGGTATAATGCCGTTGTCAAATAATAAATATATAATTACTGGTTGGTTAAATATACAATAAATTATAATAAAATATAATAAAATATATTAAAATATAATAAAAATATTTATTTATATAAAATATATTATGTCCAAATACTTCACTGAAAAAAAAAGTGGAAATGTAGCTGCTAATACAGACGTTTCTTCACTAGTTGCTACTACTGGTGCTGATAAAACATTCACCAATACTTTTTCAGGGTTTCCATCATGCGTTACTAGTAATAATAGTTGGGAGCAACCAACAGATTTAGGATATGAAATATTTAATAATACAAATTTGGCTAATGTAGATATAGCTAAAACTGTAAAAGCTGTCTACACAGATTATACTGCTTATTCAAGCGTTACCATTCCCGTTTGGTGTAATAAATTAAAAATAATCGCAATTTCCGGTGGTGGTGGAGGTGGCGGTGGTGGAGCTAATGCGAAAGCAAGTGGAAATAGTAATAATAGCGGAACTAGAGGCGGTGCTGGTGGGAGTGGTGCTGGCGGATTCTTAGCAATAATGACTTCAAAATTATCGAATCCAAAAGATAATTATACGATATACATCGATTTTAGTGGTAGTGGTGCGGGTGGGGCATATCAGGGTTCAGAGACAGCTAATGGAAAAAGTGGAACAGATGGGGTTGCCATAACTATATATACTAGTAATAATTCTATAAATATCCCTGGTGGTGATAGTGGTTTTGGTGGTCAAGGTACAGACAACAATAACAATATAAGTTCAGGAGGGTCAAATACTAATCCAGCTGTAAATATAACAGCTAATGGTAATTTTGCGACTTTTTTTACAGTAGAATCGACAAAAGGAAATGATGGTGGTCAAGGAAATAACTCATCTATAGGAGCTGCTGGGACCGTACAAAATAATTTGGCATCACCAACAATAAATACAACTCCTGATTATACAGGTAGTCAAAATAATAATACGTCAATTGATAATGCGAATCAAAAGCCAGGAATAGGACAAGGTGGCGTTGGAGGGTGGAATTCAAATAACAATAACGGATATCAAGGACAAAACGGAGGACCTGCTTTAGTAAGA